AGGTGGCGCTGACGTACAGCCGACCAGTGCCATCGCCAATAGCGCGGCGCAGGCGTTCGTTTTCAGTGCGTGCATCGGTCAGTTCCTTGGTGTTTCGTTGGTCGATCGCGTCCCGCTCGGCGAGCATTTCGCCGCTGATGCGTGCCGCTTCGCGCAGGCCGCTGGCCTCCCATTTCGCGCTGTCGCGCTCGCGCCTGGCGTCGTCGCGCTGGCGTTCCAGTACGTCAAAACCGACCCAGGCAACCAGGCAAAGCACGACCAGGAACAAGGCTTCGCGCAGCATCACAACTCCTCCGCGCACAGCCGGGATTCGGCCAGCCGGCGGTTGTGCAGGCCGGGAACAAAGCGTTTCTGGCCCTTGGCGTCCGTCACAAAGGCCCACACCGGCGTCTTGCCGTCCTGCGCCCAGGCAAGCGCCTTGCAGCCTTCGGCAATGCGACCGGCGTTGATAAGCGCGACCGCTCGACTGGCGCAGGTGCTGCTCACGCCGAAGTTGTGGGCGTGACTGGTCAGTGCGTCGAACGGGTTCTGTCCCACGTTCGGGTTCGTGATGCACTCAGCCAGCTGCAGCTGCGTTTTGCGGATCACCAGCTGCTCCACCTCGGCGCACTTGGCAGGTGACCAGTAGTCGCCGACGACGACCGGGTACGGACTCGTAAACCGGGTGATGCCTTTGCAAACCGTGGGCAGTCCGCCGGCGAGCTTGTCCGCGTAAACGGTGTTCTGGCCGTTGCCTTCCCAGGTGCCCAGGAAGATCACCAGCGGTGTGCTGGCCAGCGCGATCACGCCGGCCATGATCCTGCCGCGCAGACTCATGGGAACCACACGCGCAGCAGTGCCGGCACGACCATCTGCAGCACGGCGCCAACCAGCGTCAGAATCGTGAGCAAGCGCCCGACCTTGGAGCCGATCACGTTGACCGCCAAGGTCAACGCCTGCTGGCCCTTGTTCAGTTCCTTGAGCTGGCCAGTCATGTTTTCGAATTGCTGCTCAAGCTTGGTCACGCGAGTCGGCACGGTGTCGTGACGACCTTCAAACTCGTTCATGCGGTGCTCGATCACGGCGAGTTGCCGCTCCAGCGTTCCCAGACGCGAAGTTTCAGTGGTCATCGGCGTTTACTCTTCTCGACATCCGTCTGGCACGGGACACACCGCTTAATGCCGCCCAGCGCCTGACGCGCCGGCGGAATAGGTTTGTCGCAGTCCTGGCAATGGGTCAGGCTCGGCCCGACCGGCACAGGCTTGCTCAGCTGGGCTTTAATCGCCTGGTCACGTTGGCGCTGCTCCAGCTCCTGGGCACGGTCGAACCAGTCCACCATCAGCGCAGCCCCTCGATCTCGGTCGCAGCCAGGTAAGGCACGCCGTTGATGTGGATGAAATCCGGGCTGGTGACGTCGAACGGAACCTTGTGTTTGGACTTCTCGCCGCCCTTCGGATCGATCGCCAGCAGGCTGGACAGCTTCACCTTGCATCCGAAGGCTTCCACCCGCAGTTCCTCGTCTTCGCCGGCCTTGGCGAAGAACACCGCATCGAAGGGTTTGAGGCCTCGGAAGCTGCCCGCCGAGCGCGCCGCGTCGATCAGCAGATTGAAGTTGGTGGTATCCAGCTCGAATTCGCCGGCAGCGGCCACGTCACCGTCCACGGTGCCGTCTGGCACGCCCCGGGTTTGGGCCACTGCAGAGTTGTCGGTGATATCCAAAGTGCAGCTTTCGACGTGCAGCGCGATATCGCCCAGGCTCACGTCAAAGTTCTTGCCGCCAATCTTCGCCATGGGGCGTTACTCCTGTTTGTCGGTGGAAAGATCCAACGCGATGTTCGCGGTCAGGTCTTTCGGGCAGTTGTGGGGCTTGAGCTTGATGTAGGCCGCGACCTTGGTTTTCGTCTCCCAGGTCAGCACCAGGTCGCCATCCTTCGGCGGCTCGATGTCACCGGGGAACACCTGACCCGCGAACGTGGTGGACTTGGCCATGGCACGCAGCGGCGCCATCAACTGGTTGGTGTTGACGGCCATGCTGTTGGGGGTGTTGTTCAGGCGGCGATCGGCCACGCGGCGAATCAGCAGCGGGCGGATCTGGCGAGCGGCCTTGTCGGTGATGCGCAGGTATTCCACGACCTGAAAGTCACTGCCGGCGGTGTCCAGCATGTTGCCGTCGCCCCAGTACACGCCCGGGTAATCGGGATAAGTCTGCGAAACCGAGTAGCGCGCTCGATCCAGTTCACTGCGCACAGCCGAGGTCAGCGGGACTTTGTCGCCATCGATCGGGACAGGGCCGAGGCCCAGCACGGCACCGGTGGCCACACGCATGGGGCTGTCAGCGATGCTCACAGAAGCGTTGGCCAAGCGCCCGGCCAGCACGCCCAGGTCATTGCCATGCAGTTGCGGCACGACCAGCACACGCGGCGCCGCCAGATTGGCCAGCAGCCCTTTGCGCTCGCTGACGTACTGCGCCCAGGTCTGTTCGGCGGTGATGCCAGGCACGGACGCCATGACGAACACGCGGCGCCCGTAGGTGTTGTTCAGGGCGATCGCCGCGTCATGCATGGCCGACAATTCAGCGGCAGTGGTGACCGGGTTGGTAATCACCACGGCTTCGACGGAGTAGCCCTGTTGCTGGGCCTTTTCCAATGCGCTGGCCCAATCGCCCTCGGCGGCGATCGGAGCCGCCACGCACGCCCAGCGTTGGCCACCATTGAGCTGGGCGGCGGTGATTTGGGTTTTCAGGTCGCTTGCCGGGACGCCCAGTTGGACGTCCAGGTCGCTGTCCATGTTCAGCGGCAGGATCTGCCCGACGTTCTTGCCGGCGGGGCCGATGAAAAGAAAGTAACGCTCAATCTCGCTCACTGGCCCCTGGCCCAGATTGAGATTGTCGACGGTGACTTGACCGAGTGCCATGCAGTGCCTCGTTAGCGGGGTGAAGTTAGGATTTGTTGCAACACCTGACTAATCAGCAGGTCGGTGTCGCGTTCGGTTTCGGCGCCGATGAACTGGCGTTTCGGCAAAGTGATTTCCCAGCTCTGCGCGCCCGACGACTCGCTGCGCTGTTCGTCCAGGATGCGGATCAGCAAGCCCGCCTTGGCGTAGTTCACATGCTCCTGAATCCACGCCACCGACGGCCTGGTCAGGCTCTTTTTGCCAACTTGGCGCACGCGAAAACCCAACCGGCACAGGCGCTTGGCTTGTTTCTCGGTGGCCGCAAGTCCCGGCGGGGTTTTGTTCCAGCGGCGCATCTGCGCGGCCGTGCGGCGCTCGCTGACACCGTTGTGCTGCTGGGCGGCGACCCATCGGGTCAGGGCGTTTTTCCAGCCCAGTTCCGCTTCATCAGCCGTCAGCCTGGTGACCACCATCAGCTTGGCCAGGCCCGCTTCCATCTTCTTTTTGCCTTTGCCGTCACCTTGGCGCGGCGCGAAAGCTGAACCGTCCACGTTCTGCTGGGCGCGCTGACGCTTGCGGCTCATCGTCCGCACACGCTTGGTCACCTGGTTCAGCAAACGCCGACGCAATTGCGGCGGCAAAGCCAGCAACGCCAGTTGCTCACGCACGCCGAGGCGTCCGCGCACGTCGAGTTCGAACGTGCTACGCCCCGCCACTGGTGGCCACCTCGCCGCGCTCAGCGACCCACAGGTCAAACGGGATGAACGCCCAGGTCTTGCCGAAGGCTTGGATCTCGCCGTCCGGTTCTTCAGAGAGATACTGCGGCTCGACGAATTCCAGCGTGACTTCCACGTCGAACAGATCGCTGTCCAGGGGCTCCACGGCGAATTCCGGCGCCGGCAGTTCGTGGCGGTCGCGATCGGTGTCGTGGTTTTCCAGCCAACTGCCGACCAAGGCCATCAGGCGCGCCGGATGGTCGGCGAAGCGCTCCAGAACGATCGCGGCGCGATAGTGCATGTCCGCGAAGTGCATGCCGCCGACGTCGGGTTTCCAGATCAGCGACAGCCTTACCTGCTCGGTGAAACTGTCGAGTTGTTCAGGCTCGACCAGGCGCCGTTCCAGCAGGTAGGCGGTCAACGCCTGCAGCTTGGTCATAGCAACTTCGCCGTAATGCGGCCACGGCCCTGCAGGGCGCGCACAGCCTGCTGACTGAATGCCAGAAACGTGTCTTCACGCTCCGGCGCTTCCTTGCCGTTGTTCTCGGCGCTCTCGCGACGTGTCACGGTGGCGAACTGCTGCAGGGCGCTGGCCTTGGCGCGGCAATATACGGCGCGCTTGTACAGCTTGGCCTTGAACGCTCGTTCAGGCAGCAGCATCGGATCGGCTGTTTCCACGGCGGCAATGCCCGCCGCAAGCCAACTGGTTTTGAGCTTGGCCAGATCGGTATTGATCTCAGCCATCGCGATAAACAAGGCGTCGGTCAGCAGGTCGCCCAGGAACTCCGCCGGCAGGCGATAGCCTTTCTGGAACTCGGCCACGGAGAGGTTCGGCCAGAAGCCGTCGTTCTCGATCGCCTGTTCCACGATGGTGGTGGGTTTCCCGGAAAAGCTCATTGCTGACCGCTCGAATTAGGGCGGGGAGACTGTTTTTCGTGGGGCTGTCCATGAATGGCAGACACACGTCCACAGTTCCCCGCTGGGGGGGGTAGTCGGTTATTGGGCGCCAGTAACGGCGGGTGTTTGTTTGGCGATCGCCTTACGGCACTTCGCAATGCGTGTCTCGTTGCCGGCCTTGGCGTGCAACTCGGTAGATCGCTCCAGGTGCTTGAGCGCCGTTTCCCACTGCTCGGCCTCCATGGCGCGCATGCCAATCAACTTGTGGTACTTGCTCGGAATCTGTTCGGGCAGATCCCATTCACCGTCGACACGCGGTAGCAGGTCGGACAGGTACGGCTCCGGACTGCGCTGGGCGTTGTATTCACGGAAGGCCCATTCGATCACCGCGTCAGCCACGAAGGTCTGCACGTTGCGCTTGAAGCGCTCCGGCATCTCCTGGCCCTGCTCAATCGCGAAGTCCGCCAGTTCCAGACCGTCTTCGAACTGCTCGGTGTCGAACAGCCAGACCATCACCTGCACCAGGACGGGGTTCTGCATCATCAGGCCCGAATCCATGTAGCGCTGGATAAAGTCCTGGTACTTGGGCAGCAACTCGGTTCGCTTAAGCGTTTGCTTGCTCGCCAAGTTCTTTAAATCGCTCAAGCGCTTCAGGTCTTCATCCAGCGAGGCTTGCATCAGCAGCAGGTGTTTTTTCGCGTTGGCTGGGCTGCTCAGGGCTTCCGCCGGCGAATACGCCAGCGGTGCCGCTGCAGCAGCGATCACTGCAGCAGTTCCCTGAGCCAAAATGCGGCGCTTGTGGGCAAGGGCCAGGCTCACTTCACCAGCTCCACGTTTTCGGTCAGCGCGATCTTTTCCAGCTGCTCGATCACGTAGCCCTCGTTGCGGCTGTTGTAATCCTCGACGCGGGAACGTTTCGGGTTGTCCACGGTTTGCTTGCGCCAGCTGGAGTCTTGGAAGTAAATCGACAGGTTGTCCCAACTGGTGACCAGCACACCGTTGACCGGGAAGAACGGAACGCTAAAGCTCGGCAGACCGCCGTAGGTGGCGATCACCTGGGCGTCCTCGATGCGCTCTTTCTCGGTCGGGGTGTCGCCCTGCTTGGCATACAGCTTGGCCTTGTCAGCGGCCAGCAGGTCGGTGCCGATGATCGCTACCAGGTCGCCGCTGTCGCGCAGACGCTCGTCCACCATTTGCTTGGTGTCATGCACCAGGGCGTCCAGGTTCTCGTAATCACCACCCGGCCCCATGGTGACCTTGCCAGGTGTATTGCCTTCCTTGAGAACCTGCTGCGGCGCCTGCTCGCGCAGTTGCTGCAGCCAGCCTTTGTTCACGTCCTGCAGCATCGGATAGTTTTCGATATCGGTCTGCGCAGCCGCTTTCACACCGTGGAAACCGACCATGATGCGATCCAGGGCGATCTGTTTCTGCACAGCAGCCGAATACTTCTGATGAAAGTCCGGGAACTTGGCCCAGGCATCGATCTTCGCGTAGGGCAGGCCCACATCCGATTCGGTCGACGACAGTTCGTAGGTGCTGTTATCCAGCGCCGAAGCGTCCTTCGCCACGCGGTCGGTGGTCTTGGTGTTGGTGCGGCCTGTCACCGGGCCAGACACGCCAATAAACACCTTCTCGCCCTTGATCTCGGTCACCGGAATGACGTTGATGCGTTGCAGGAAGTCCGACTTGGCGGTGATAGCCTCGTTCAGTTCCTGGGCGATCGACGGTTCAACAGAGAACATCTTGCTGGCCAGCTCGACACCGTATGTCTCGGCGATCGCCAGCTGCATTTCGGCGTACATCTTGGCGCCGTAGGCGCTCAGGGAACGAGCCATGGTCAGAGCACCCGCGCTTTGGACTTGTCAGTCGGGCCGGAATTGCGCGGCAACTGACGTCCGGTGGAGGTGTTCTGCAGCGCGGTGAACTGCTTCTGCAGGCTGGTCAGCGCTGCAAGCACTGCCTTGTTGCCGCCGCCGTTGCGCTTGAATTCGCGCTGTTCCTCGGCAGTGGTGACGATCTCGTCGACAGCCGTGCTGACGTCATCGATCGGGGCTTGATCGGGTTCTGGTGCGTCTTCGGCGGCAGGCTCAATCACGGCCTGAATGCCGGCAGCGACGACCAGCAGCTGGGCCAGCAGGGCTTTCAAAGCCGTTGCGGTAGCTTCATCCATTGGGGGTTTGCTCTCGGTTGGGGTTTGCGGGGTGGTTTCGGTGGGCGTGTCTTCAATGCCGAAACGCTTGAACAGGCGGGTGAACATGGCGGCAAGGCGCCCGATCTCGCCCTGCGGCTCGGTTTCGCGCAGGGGGCCGAGTTCTTGCGAGGCGGCGTAGTACGCGGCGCGGCTGGTGCGATTGGAGAAATACAGCTCTTGCGTGCCGAGGCTCGCCGGCGAATCAGTCACCGCCAGGCCAGTCAGATAGGCCTTTCCGCTGCCGGCGAAATTTGGGGTGATTTCAATGCTGCTGAACAGCTTCTGGCCCTGGTCGTTGAGGTACAGAAGTCGATCGTTCGGTTTCAGCTGAGCTTCCAGCGCGATCTGGCCAGGCTCCAGATCCTCACCCTCTTCAACCAAACGCACGGCAAAAACGGTGCCGTGGGAACCCGGCCAGCGTTCGTGGTCGCACCAGATCACCGCCGTGTATTTGGCAGGCGTGTAGGTCTCGGCGATGTCGCGCAGTTCCTGGGGAAGGATCTCGCGGCCATCGACGGTCGGGCCGCTGGTGGCAACACGTTTCCAGTAGGAGACAAGGGAACGGGGCATGGTGGGTAACTGCGCTCAATCACTGAATGAGCCGCCACGATAGGGAGCCGATTTGCCCCAAACAAACGGTTGGTTTTCGGCGATCTCCTATTTTCTCGATATAGGCGAATGATGGGATTTAACCCCGCGTTTCCGGCGTTTTCGCCGCATAGACTGCGGCCCATGAACTACCCGACCGAAGTCAAAGAAGCCGCAAAACGCCTCTACCTGCGCCGCTGTTCGGTGAAGGAAATCCAGGCGCATTTGAAGCTGCCCAACATCCGAATCGTCTACTACTGGATCCGCCAAGGCGGCTGGGACGACATGCTGACGGACGAAGAACCGTTGAGCGCCGTCAACCGACGAATCACCTTGATTCTGGAGAAGATCGAGCCGCTGACTAAAGCCGAACTGGACGAACTGGAGCGGCTGACAAGCCTGCTTGAGCGACTGAAAAAGCTCGTGGCCAAACCTACGCCGGCGGCGGCAACAGATCGTCCGGGCGAGCCTCGTGAACGTCAGCCTGGTCAACGCCGTGAGCGTGGCGAAGGCGGCGGCAAGAAACGCGAAAAGAAGGCAAAGAACGACATCAGCGGCCTGACCGAAGTGGACTTCCTGGATAAGTTCATCTCGAAAATGTACGGCTACCAGAAAGAGCTGTTCGAGGCGAAACAGAACCCGCTGACCCGCCGTGTCCGGAACATCCTCAAAAGCCGTCAGGTCGGCCTGACCTACTACTTCGCCGGCGAAGCGTTCATGGACGCCGTGTTGAGCGGTGATAACCAGGTGTTCCTGTCGGCCAGCCGGTCGCAGTCCGAGATCTTCCGCAGCTACATCATCCAGTTCGCCAAGCAATGGTTTGATATTGAGCTGACCGGTAACCCGATCACCCTGAGCAACGGCGCCGAACTACGATTTCTCAGCACCAACAGCAGCACCGCCCAGGGCTACCACGGCCACGTCTACGTGGACGAATATTTCTGGATTCGCGACTTCGAAAAACTCAGCACCGTGGCCAGCGCCATGGGCACCCACAAGAAGTGGCGCAAAACCTATTTCTCGACGCCCAGCGCTGTGTCGCACCAGGCGTACCCGTTCTGGTCGGGCGAAGAGTTCCGCAACAGCAAGCGCGGCAAGAAGGCCGGCGGTGTGTGGCCGAGCGAAACGGCATACACACAGGGCGCGCTGTGTCCGGACGGCCAGTGGCGCAAAACGATCACTCTGGACGATGCGATCGCCGGCGGCTGCGATTTGTTCGACCTCGAGCAGCTGCAGCTGGAGTACGACGAGGACAAGTTTCAGCAGCTGTTCTACTGCAAGTTCATCGACAGCACCCAAAGCGCGTTCAGTCTCAAGGATCTGGAGCGCTGCTACTCGGATCTGTCGTTGTGGGAGGACTACAACCCGGATCTGGATCGTCCGTTCGGCAACAGCCCAGTCTGGCTGGGGTACGACCCGAGTCGTACGCGCGACGACGCCACCTGTGTGGTCATCGCGCCACCTCTCGAACCCGGGGCGAAGTTCCGGATCCTGGAGAAGCACAGCTGGCGGGGCCATTCGTTTACCTACCAGGCCGCGCAGGTCAAGAAGCTGACCGAGCGCTTCAACGTGCAGCACATCGGCATCGATGTCACCGGCGTGGGGTACGGCGTGTTCGACCTGGTGCGCGACTTCTACGCAAAGGCGACACCGATTCACTACAGCCTAGAAGCGAAAAACGCCCTGGTACTGAAAGCCCAGGACACGATTCAAGGCAGTCGCATCGAGTGGGACGCCGGATGGACGGATATCGCCCAAGCCTTCCTGACCATCAAGCGCGGCGCCACCAACAGCGGCCAGATCACCTACAGCGCATCCCGTACCGAAGCCACCGGTCACGCCGACATTGCCTGGGCGGTGATGCACGCCCTGTCCAACGAACCTTTGAACACCAACAAGCGGCGTCGTAGCCGCTACGTCACGAGTAACCAGAGCAGCCATGGCCAACCGCAAACGCAGAAAGCACCACGTAGCCCAACCACAGCAGCAGCCGATGCGTTCGTTTACATTCGGGGAACCGGAGCAGGTGCTGTCCGGCAACATCGGCGAATACGTGGGCGTGTTCCCCAGCGACGACGGCAAAATCTACAAGCCGCCGGTATCACGGGGCGGCCTGGCGAAGCTGTTACGCGCCAACGCTCACCACGGCGCCATTCCGAAGTTCAAGCGCAACCTGCTATTGCGTGAGTTCATCGCTTCGGCTGGCTGCAGCACGGAGACGATGGGGCGTGCCGGACTGGACTACATGGTGTTTGGCGAAGCGTACTTCTACAACGACACCAACGCATTCGGCCAGGTGCTGGAGCTTCAGCACCTGCCGGCGATCAACATGCGTGTAAAGGTCGACGGCGGTTTCGTGATGCTGCTGCCCGACAACAAGGAAATGGAGTTCGAGGCGCACGAGATCTCCCACGTCCTGGACTACGACGTGGAACAGAACATTTACGGGATTCCAGATTACTTGGGAGGTCTGCAGGCGTTGCTGCTAAATGAGGCCGCTACCCTCTTCCGCCGGCGCTACTACAGCAACGGTGCGCACGCCGGCTACATCTTCTACACCAACGACCCCGACCTGACCGAAGAGGACGAAGACGAGCTGCGCGCCCAAATCAGCGCGAGCAAGGGTGTGGGCAACTTCCGATCGATGTTCGTCAACATCCCCAACGGTAAGGAAAACGCCATCCAGATCATCCCGGTGGGCGACTTCCAGGCGAAAGACGAGCTGGAGAAAGTGAAGAACATCACTCGAAACGATGTCATCGCGGCCTGGCGGATGAACCCGGCGCTGGCAGGCATCATCCCGGAAAACACCGGTGGATTCGGCGACATCGAAAAGATCGATCGCGTGTACACCAGCAACGAAATCCGGCCGATCTGCCAGTTGTTCGACCAGCTTAATAACAAGTTGCGAGAAGACAGGCGCTTTAGCTGGAAGTCTGGTCATGAAGCAGTTGATACCACTACATGAATAAGCAAGTGGAGAGAAAGCCACTACATATTGTGGCAATATGGAGGCGATCAGCTGCCCCTGGGGAGGGACACAATGAGAGTTGTATGCAAGTGCGGCCACAAGGGCCGAATTGCTTCACGGGAAGAGGTAACAACGGAGTTTGTGAAGCTGTATTGCCAATGCCTGGACGCAAGGTGCGGGCATACGTGGGTGTCGAACCTGACGTTCTCACACACGCTCAGTCCGTCTTCGCAGACCTTCGAACGCATGTTGATCGATCGGTTTCGCGAGTTGCCCAGGGCGAAGCAGCGGGAGCTGTTCGAGCAATTAGGGTCGCAGGCGGTGGCGTAGGTACAAACCGCCAACGCGGAAGCGTCGGCGATCGGGATCACTCAAGGACTGAGATTCAGCCCTCTACTGGCTCCTTTGGATTTACAGCCAGTATCTCGGCAACTCGGCGGACTTGCTGCTGCTCCACCTGGCTCAACCGTCGATAGAGATCGATCAAACGACGCTCGATATTTGTGAGTCCAGACGTATCGAACTCGGTTTTCTCGAACGCGGTTCGATCGTTCATCTTGCGATCCAACATGCTTACTACTCCATAAAGTGCATTGCTGAAATGGCTTTATGGGGCGTAGCAAACGGCATTGGAATCGGAGTCATCCCAATGGATGAAAGGCTTTGTTGCGATTTAAGAACGGTGCCGGGCGGCGTCGTCGGCCATGGCTTCGAGGATGCGGCGAATAGCCTTTTGATCATCTTCCGGAATGCTTCGAAACTGAACAATCATTCGGTTCTCGACATCGTCCAAAGCACTTTCAGCCAGGTTTGTTCGAGTCCCGGACAGGATGTAAGGGATGTCGAAACCGAATTTCGCTGCAACCTTGCTCAGGTAGGGCGCAGGCGCATCGCTTGTCCCTGCCTCGTAATTGGCCTGTGTTCTTTTCACTACGCCAATCGCGTCTGCAAGCTCGGCTTGAGTCATACCGCAGCGCTTGCGCTCTTCCTGCAGGCGAGAACCAATATCTTCAGAAAGATGCAAAATCATTCATCCCAAATATTTACAAATGCATCAAAGTGCATCATTCTGCATTTCACACCACATGAAATTGCATGGATTTGCACTATGCCGAAGACAAGCATCAGCGAGCAAGCCCGCGACAGAGCGCGGGAAGCATTGGAGAAGCGCGGACAATCCGCCAAGGACTTTGCACTTTTACACAACCTGAGTCCCAGTACCGTTTACGCAGTGCTGAGTGGACAAAGCAAATGTCGCCGTGGGGAGGCACACCGCGCCGCAGTATTGCTCGGCGTAAAAAAAGGTGTGGTTGAACAGTAGCGGCAGCGCTCAACAGGGAAAAGTAGAAGATGAAAAGCCCGATCCTAGACACTCGCAAAGAAGTCATGAGCGAGATCATCCGCAGCTATGCCGGCGGACGCAAAGCCGCCGCTGCACGATTGGGGCTGAAGCTCAAGAAGTTCGACAACCATGCCTACGAAAACGCCGGATGCAGTCCTCTCAGTGACTCTCAGGTTTTCATGCTTGAGCAGGACTGCGGAACTCACCACTTCCCCAACTACGTCGCCTCAATGTACGGCGGGTTGTTCGTTCCAGTGGCTGATCCTGAATCGCTAGACAACGTCGAGCTATACGCTCGATCACTGCAGGTAGCGGCAAAACGCGGTTGTGTCGACCAGGCGATCGCCAAGGCGCTGGAGGACGGTTCAATCAGCGAAGAAGAAGCCGAACTGATTCTGGACGCTCACAACCTACACGTTGCTGCACGGCACGCCGAAGTGCTTGCCGCAATAGCTCTTTACCGCTCAGGGAAAGCCCAATGAACAATCTGCCTGCAGTACAGGAATATCAGGACATGCTCAAAGCTGCCGCGTCGGTGTTTCTTGAACGGCACCGGTGCGAACACCTGAGCGACGATCAACAACTGATTAAACGAACTGTGCAGCACTTGGTCGCGGACTTCGACGTACTCACTCCGACAGCTGAAAAAATGGTTCACCTGGCCTACAGCGATTTGTCTGTTGTCAGCGATCGGCAGCGACTGGATGTAATGACCAGCACACCGACACACACCGTTATCACTGACACAGGCACCGGTGAGGTTTGGGCCATTCCCGTCAGCCTGATTTATGAACGCATCCTCAACGCACCGGACAACGGGCGCTTTCGCGTCACCACTCCGTAACACCTACCACTAAATCCCCAATCCCCCCATTCCCATGGGTTTGGGTGAGCTGCGCCCGAAATTGAGGTTTGACGATGGAAAACGCCCTGAACATCAACGCAAAACTGCCACCGGTGCAGGCCGAAGCGCTCTTGGCCAACCTGCGCGAGCAGTACCGTCTCAGCCTCAATGACCTTTGGTATTCCGACCATTACCGCCTGATCCCCGAAGGGCTGCGCCACAGGTCGATCCTCACGAACGATCCGGTGATGGCCGCTCGAAAACACCTGATCGGCGCCCTCGCCGGCGCCCTGACTCAAAGCCTCAAAACAGTGAAAAAACCATGAGAGACGATCTCCGCTCCGACGTCCTGCAGCGCCTTGAAAATGACTACGGCCTAAAACACCGTACCGGCACCGACTACATGCGCGGTGGTGAATGCCCCAAGTGCAGGAAGAAAGAGCTGTATTCACGTCACGATAAGCCGTGGCTGGTTATCTGCGGTCGCCCTGAAAAGTGCGGCCACACCATGCACGTCAAGGAGATCTACGACGATCTTTTCGAAGACTGGAGCAAGCGAGCCCCCGCTACGGACAGTGCACCAACGGCCACAGCCCGCGCCTATCTGGAGTTCGGCCGGGGCTTCGACATCCAGTTGATTGCTGGCTGGTTCACGCAAGACACCTACTACTCCTCTCAGCACAACGCAGGCAGCGCGACGGTGCGTTTCGCTTTGGAAAAAGGTGGCTATTGGGAACGCTTGATCGACAAACCGGCACGCTTCGGAAAGATGAAAGCGCGTTTCGCTCCGGGTGAAAGTTACCGGGGGGTGTGGTGGTGCCCGCCCTGTGTGGATCTGCTCGAAGCGAAAGAAGTGTGGATCGTGGAAGGCATCTTTGACGCCATCGCCCTGGTGCACCATAGCATTGCCGCCGTTTCCGCCATGTCATCCAACGCCTTCCCGGCTGACTCGCTGCAGGCGTTGGTCACAGCACGCCCGGGCAATCTGCCGAAGCTGGTTTGGGCATTGGACAACGAACCAGGTGCACACGCCTACACCAAGCGCTGGGTACGTATGGCCCGCGAATTAGGCTTTACCTGTGAGGCCGCGCAGATCCCTCAGCGGGACAAACGCAAAGTCGATTGGAATGACTTACACCAGCGTTGGCAGTTCCTGGACGAAGGCGAGAAGCGCGACGCCCAAATTGAAAAAGACATCACCATTGCTCGACATCACGGCGCGCTGCTGATCGCTGAGAACGCTACCGAAAAAGCACTGGTGATGTTCGATTGGAAGCGTCGAAGCGAATTTCATCTGGAGTTCGGCAATCGCCTGTATTGGTTCAAGCTTGATCTGGAGAAATACAACAAGGCCATTCAGGAACTGGAGGACAGCGAGCATCACGACGATCAGCAACTGAACAATAAACAAATGCGGGCGAAAGCCATGCAGCAGTGCGGCGCGCTGCAGCGGATCGCTACCTGCAATCCGAAAGCACTGTACTACCAGGAAAACAAGCTCACAGACGAGTCCTGGTATTACTTCCGGATCACGTTTGCACACGACGCTGCACCGATTAAAAACACTTTCACCAGCGCTCAGATCTCTTCATCGGCCGAGTTCAAAAAGCGTCTGTTGGGCATTGCCCCCGGTGGGATGTTCACCGGCACAACGCAGCAATTGGACGCGTTCATTGAGGAACAAACCGACGCTCTTAAGACCGTTCAAACCATCGACTTCACGGGCTATACCCGCGAACACGGCGCTTACGTGTACGGCGATGTGGCGGTACGCGACGGTAAAATCTTCAAATTGAACGAAGAAGACTTCTTCGACATGGATCGCTTGAGCATTAAAACGCTCAGCCAGTCAGTGACCTTGAACCTGAACACTGACCTGGAGAAGTTCGACACCGAATGGCTCGACATCATTTGGCAATGCTTCGGTGCCAAAGGGCTGGTCGCTCTCGCCTTCTGGTTCGGCTCATTGTTCGCCGAGCAGATCCGGCAGCATCAAAAGAGTTACCCCTTCATGGAAATTATCGGTGAGCCAGGCGCCGGTAAATCCACCCTGATCGAATTCCTCTGGAAGTTGTGCGGACGCCTCGACTACGAAGGTTTTGACCCCACTAAAGGCACCCCAGTTGCTCGGGCACGAAACTTTGCCCAAGTCGGGAATCTGCCGGTGGTGTTGATTGAATCAGAGCGCGAAAAATCAGATGGAAGCCAGACCCGCCAATACGACTGGGACGAACTGAAGACCGCCTATAACGGGCGCAGCGTTCGCTCAACCGGTGTAAAGAACAACGGTAACGACACCCGCGAACCGCCCTTCCGTGGCGCCGTGGTCATCGGGCAGAACCACGCGGTGAACGCCTCAGAACCCATTTTGCAGCGCCTGGTGCACATCGCCATGACGAAGGACGGACAGAGCCCGCAAACCAAGCTGTTGGTTGAAAAACTTGAGCG